TCTAAACGCACGTATCCTGTTGCCTTGGATATATTCATCCAACCGGCTGCTTAATAGAGTATCCCCTCGTTTGTACCATCGGTCGCGCAGGTTTCCAATTGCTCGGAAAAGAAGGCACACTCTATCGTTCTCGTCATGAGTGTGCCTCAAGTATGGAACAATTTCGTGCCCGATGATCTTTCTAACAGTCGTGACAGACAAGAGTTTTTGCTTCATCCATACATAAAAATCCGAGAGCAGAGATGTCAGCAGTGCCTCAGACGTCGCGTGTGTACTGATAGACGTAAACAGTCCTACTCGGTGGAAGTTGAAGGTCTCGTCATTGCCGCTTAACGCGCGTAGCACCATTTCAGACAAAGCGCCGCACATTCTATCATGAGACTGAGAGTAGCCTCCGCTATATGTCGGATAATCATAAAGCAAGAACTTGGCAATCACAGGATCGTTCTTTAGCAGTGGATGCCCTAGATGAGGTGAAACGGTCAATACTAAGGGCGAAATCAGTTTTTGGGCGTAAACCTCTGGCTTCCATCTTGCTCGTCTTATAGAATCTGTCATCATGAAGTCTCTAATTGCGTGATGCACAACGGTACGAGCTATTGACTTCATGATTACGTTCAACCCACATGCTTTTACTTCGGCTAGATCGAGAGTTCCAACCTGGAAAAGACGAGTTGCACTGTCAGCGATCTGTCGGCCAGCACTACGCTTTCTCAACGCCGAATCGAAGAACGCTTCCAGGCCCATGCTGACCAGAGCAGGACTGTGGGTGAAGTCGTCGTTCACTGGCAATGACGCATGGCTTATAGACCCTGCTACACGTTCAAGCTTGAGATTCTGAAGGTAGGTTAGAGCATTGTCCGGAAATCTCACGATCGGAATCTCAAACTCTGGAGGAGCTTCGATGCTGACGGATGGCAGTGGATCAATCTTATTTAACCCTGTTAACAAGGTGACACTGACATACCGAGATTCCTGACTTGCAGCTTTCAATTGCACTACTGCAAGCAACAACAAGAGAAACTCCTGGAACATTAGAGCGTAATCGTAAATACCTCCCGATAGTTTGCCTGTATTGTCGGTGGACACTACACAGTGGGTGTAGAAATTAGGAGACCCGACGTTGTATGCTGCTTGATGGCCGGCTCGAGCCGCATATCTATGACTTAAATTGCCTCCTGTAGCTCCCGGCAAAAGGTGAGACACTTCTGAGAGAGTGGTGTCCGTCCGTGACCATCCAACGGCATCGATGAGCTTTTCCATGCCCGGATCGTCTCCGATTTGACTAGAGATCAGCTGCAGCTTTCTCATTGCAACAGATGCTCCGTCAGTTCCGGCAATTTTGAAACCGTGCTCGCTTCTTTTCTCACGAGTTTTACTCCCCACATAAGGGTCGTAAGGACCTCGAGTGTTGAACGGATCGCTGTCAGCGACCAGCACGACATTGATCCCTTCCATCTCTAGAGGTTTTACGTCCCATACGATCGGAAAATCGAATGGCTGGTGCGTTGTGATTCCCACAATAGGACTGTCTTGTCCGGGGAACCACAATCCTCTCATCCATGTCGTTAGGTCGAACGCAGTCTGAACCTTCGCAGGGTCATTTGGAAGCAACTCGAACCGTCTGTGCAGCTCCAACAGTCCTCGAGATTCCAGATGCAGTACCTTGTTAACGAGAGGTAAGCCTAGGCTTCTAACGACCTCTTGAAGCGTTCTTGTCGCCACAAACATGCGTGCAACTGTATCGGTGATACCAGCTACAGAACAATCAAGAATATCCCTCATGATTAAAGGGTTCATAGGCCGACATTGACCTAATATTTCCACGAGCTTATCAACATAGGCTCTTGTGTCTGCACCCAACAGTTGCTGAATATCTCGCGTTCTGACATGATCCGTGAGAGCCTCGATAGTATCGTTGGCAATTCCGTCAACTGCAGTTGGAGCCTTCATGAACGGCGCACTAAAAGGGTCCAAGAAGAGAGACCCGAGCTTCGGAGCAGGGTTATACATCTTCTTATCGGAGAGTTGAGCCAACATACGATTCTGAAGACGAGACCCACCCTGCAACCCGACCCAAGTCATGTGCGAATTGGCTTTGCTGAGCGGATCAGATCCACCCTTATACAAGAACCCAAGTGCCGGGATGGTAGGGTAACCGCCACACTCAGAAGGTAGCGTCAGCACGAACTCCACGAACTCGGGCCACCTGACCTTCAGATTTTGACGAATAAGCCTCAGCTGTGGGCCAAATGGACCTCGTGCTTTTGACACTCGATTGAGATAGACGCCTGCGTGGAACGTAGCTAAGAAATGACTCATTAACGGATCCACGCTTTTCTCGGCTCCTGCCATCGCGGTCGAGAAGATTGCTCCCACATTAGTGCGAACGGACGGAAAGATCTGAGACGAGTGCGGAAACAGTCTCGAGTTGAACTTGAGGGTCGTGGGAAGGTACACTCCATCTGCATAGACATCCTTTGAGTACGATATGATCTTAGTTGACGCTATGCATTCTACTTTCTTCACTTCCTGATTGACACGGGCGCAACTGTCCGCTATCCTGTTGACAATAACATCACGGTAATAGATTAGCGTCTCCGCCTCTGTCTGATTTCGAACCTTCGAGATCAATACAGAGAGAACTTGATTGTCCCCCTGGCCCATCAAGGTGTAACTTATCGGCAAGTCATCTAGAGCTAATGTCACCATGCATACAGTGGCAATAGTCCACACTTTTTGACAGATGCCTTCAAAACCGCCCATGTGATGCCTCCAGACCAAGGGGCCATCAGGTGGATGTTCCTGTTCAATTCCTTCTGGAACTAAGCCTGGGACCCGCACGACGATCAACGCTGACGCGAAAAATTCATGACAATAGTCGAATATTCCCACGACACCAAACATGTCATTCAACGATCTTCCTATCATTCCTATAGCGAGCTCCCGCCATCGAAGATTCCATCGAGTCAAATCGATTTCTATGAACAACCGGAGAGATTCGTCCACCGTTCTAGGGCGAGTTATATCCAAGAACCTTTTCGCTGTTTCAATTCTCGAGTCCGTCATCGTCTGCTGGGGCAGATAAGGAAAGATCTGATCCGCAAT